TCCGCGTTTGGATCGCTTGTGCCGCTCGGCGCGGGCTGGGCCAGCTATGGCTATCAGTTCACCGTGCCGGCCAACGCGGCAACCTTTCAGATCGCCCTTGAGGTTGCGCTCGATAACGCCACGGGCACGCCTATCACGCTCGATGGCTCCGCATCGGTTACCTGGGATTGCGTGGGCTGCGCGCTGCTCACCCCGCTCTCGCCTTACGGCCGCACGGTTGGATCGTTGCCGCTCGGGTGCCTGGTGCGGTTTTCAAAGATGCCGGAAATGGCGGATATCGGCTGGGCAAACGGCGTGAAAGTCTACGGCGCAAAGATTGAACTGACGGAGGTATAAGTGCCCTACGCGCATGGTGCAAAACCCGGTGGCACTCGGCTCGGTTCGCGCAGGCCGCCCGTATTTAAGATGCCCGCTCTTGTTTGTGTACCACCCGCGCCGAGGGTGAAGTAATGGCAGCCGGGCTCTCACCCATGGCCGTTCTTTCCATCGCCGCCCAGCGCGACAAGTTTCTCCTCGCGTCGGCGGATGCGTGGATTTTGCTCTTGGATATCATCTGGAACACTGAGCATTTCCGCTTTGCCCGCAATGTTGACCCTATCGAGTTCGATGCTGGAGACGGCAATGGAATTCAGACCTATCAGCCTTTTAACTTTGAATTCAGCGCCGATCAGCCCGGCCAGGCGCAACTGCCGACCATGCTTTTGCGCGTCTCGAATACGATGCGCATCCTCCAGGGCATCATCGAACAATATGCCGGCATTGCCGGGGCCACCGCTAACATTTACGTCTATAACACCGCGCACCCCGCCGGTGAGCCCGATCTGGCCATCTCTACAACCGTGATGAAGTCCGTATGCACGGCCGAGATTGTCACCTTCACCCTCGCCGCGCTCAACCCCCTGCGCCAGCTCTTTCCCAAGTTCCTTTATCGAGCCACGTTTTGCATGTGGGTGAGCAATTACAAAGGCACCCAATGCGGGTATACCGGCTCTTTGCCTAACTGCGACGGCACCTATGACGGCGCAAACGGCTGCATAGTGCATGACAATGCGGAGCGGTTCGGTGCGTTCCCAGGCATAGGCACCAATGGCACGGTGCTTGCCGCTCAGTTCTAATGGACACTCTCGCTTATTCCGTGTGGGCAGATTTGCTGGGCAAGCCATGGCGCAAGGATGCCCGCGGCCCCGACGCCTACGATTGCGCCGGGCTGCTTCTGGAAATCCAGCGCCGCCTCGGCCGTGCCGTTCCGAATTGGACGAGCGATCAATCCGGTTTGGACGCCGCCGCAGCGCAGTGGGAGCGCATCAGTGATCCGCGGCCCGGCGACGCCATTCTGTTTACCTCTGTCGATCCACCTTGGCACGTTAGCGTCGTTTGCGGCGGCGGATACATGATCCATGCCCGCGAGGGCGCTGGTGTTGTAAGAGAGCGGTATAACTCGTTTCCATGGCACGCTCGAATTGAGGGCTTCTATCGATGGAAACAGGCATTATCCCCTTTCTGAATCAAGCCACCTCGGCGGCTGCTGAGTCAGCCCCCAGCCCTTACGTGCTTCCTGAGATTCTGCCGCCACGCGAAAACCGCACCGTTCGCATTATCGAAAACCTCAACCCCCTGCGCCCCGAGCAGCGCCGTGTGGTTGATGTGATCCCGCTCGACGCCGATAGCGTCGAAGCCCTTGTGGTCCGCGTCGGGCTCACCGCCGGCAATTACAAAATAAGCCTGAATGGCAACTTGCTGCAGGAGGGCGAAACCGCCTGCGCCCTGGTGCGCCCCGGTGATGAGATCGTGCTCTTTCCCCGCGCCGCCGGCGGCAAGATTTGGCAGATGGTGGCCATGCTGGCTCTCACTATCGTTGTAGGTGCCATAAGTATGGGAGCCGGCGGTGTGGGCTTGTTCGGCTCTTTTATGGGCTACCTCACTGCCCAGCAGGCCGGCTTAATTGCCGCCGGCGTCGGCCTGGGCGGTGGTCTGCTTATCTCGTGGGCGTTTAATCACGGCCAGCCTGCCTCGCCCGCATGGTCCACCACCTATGACCCCACCGGCCCAAAGGGCCTGGCGCAACCGGGCGTGCCGGTTCCAAAATCGTACGGAATCTTCGGGTGGTGCGGAAATGTCATTTCAAGCTATGTGACATTCGACGGGGCCGACGCTTATATTAACCTGCTTGTCTGTTACGGGTGGGGCGTGGCGAAGAGCATAACCAACCTGCTCATTAACCAGCAGGATATCTCGGTGTTTCTCAACACGTCTTATCAGGTTCGCTATGGCACCAACGACCAGACGCCTATAGATGGCTTCGATTGCACAGTGAACGGTTACCCGGTTGAGGAAGACCTGCTCGTCGCCAACGGGCCTATTATCGTGCGCGGCACCGGCACGGATGTTGAGGGCTTGCAGATCACCGTCAAATTCCCTTCGGGCCTTTACCGCATCACCAACGACGGCAATGACGTGCCGCTCAAGTTTATCTATAAAGTCGAGGTTTCTCCGTACAACACGAATGCCTGGGTTTCGCCGCTCTTCCCGAATAACACCACCACCGCCGCGACGACGGGCGAGGATGGCATACAGACGTGGCCGGCGTGGGTTGTGGTGCCTACCGATCGTTTCGCCGGATCGGGCATCGTCTATGCCACCGATAACGGCACACACACCCCCGGCGATCCGTGGAGCAGCACTGAAACCGTTACTATCGTCAACCTTGACACCTCAACCTCTACCACGTCCGCCACATTTCAAGGCGAATGGCAGCCGTGCGATCCGAACACCAACCCGGCGCTGGTGACAAGTTGGTGGGAGGGTTATCGCGTTGTTCAGAACGATACCTTCTCCGCGTTTTTTGACACCGTGAGCGTGTACGGCCTCGCCTCTGGCCGATGGGATTGTCGGCTTACAAAGATCGGCTACTGCCAGGACAATAACAACGACGTGATTTATGCCGACTCGCCCGATTCTCAGCACATTTGCGACGGGTGGTTTTGGAACGTCAACGAAGTTACCTGGTCAAATCTCGCTTATCCCAACATGATTCTGATCGGCGTTAAGGCGCTGGCAACCTCTCAGCTCAACGGCGGCAGTATTCAGATACAGGCCACCATCCAGCATGACATTGGCGCGGATACCGTTCTGCCCGCCGGCCTGGCCGGCTACGAGCACGATAATCCGGCTGTTGTTTGTTATGACCTTTTGGCCAATCCGATTTATGGCATGGGCGTGCCTGCCGCACAAATCGATGTGCCGGCCTTCGAGGCGTGGGCCGCGTTCAACGATGAGACGGTGACCAATCAGGACAGCTCCACAACGCGCCGCCATATCTTTGCCGGCGTGTTCGATCAAGCAGGCGACGCATGGCACGCCATGCAGGTAATCGGCGCAATGAGCCGGGCCTCTGTCCTGCAAATAGGTATGCGTTACACGGTGGTGATCGATGCGCCCGGCGATCCCGTGCAACTTTTCACGGTGGGCAATACAAAGCGCGATGCCTTTCAGGAGCAATGGGTTTCGCTCGATGATCGTTGCACATTGATCGAATGCGATTTTGCCGACGCCGCTCGAAATTACAGAATGGATCTGCCGGTTTCCGTTATGACGGCCGCCGATCTTAACAGCGGCCTGCAGCCGAAGATTACCCGCACCCGGCTCACAGGATGCACCAGCCGCGACCAGGCATGGCGATGGGCTTATTACCATCTGATGAGCACTAAAACCACGCTCCGCACCATCCAATTCTCTGCACCGGTGGAGGCGGTCTGCTGCCGGATCGGATCGGTGGTTGCTATGCAAAATGATGTTGTGCAGTGGGGCGCGGGCGGCCGTGTGCAGCCGGGCTCTACTCTCAGCACATTGAATGTAGAGCGCACTGATCTTACATTCGCCACCGCCGCGGGGTGGACGGTGAGCGTACAGCACCCCGTCGTGTTGCGCGGATCGAATACCATTCTCTCTATCACTGGCACTGCAATCACTATGACTGCGGCGCTTCCCGCGGGCCGCATCGTCAAGCTCGTTGCGCCCGATGGCACCGAGTACATCGTCACCGGCTATGGCGGTTCGGCTCTCAACCTGGCAACCGCTGCAGGACCCGCCGCGGCCGTTCCCCTGGCTGCCGGCCAGGTGGTGCAGCTCTACGATACCAACGTGATCGACGACCTGAATGTTACTGGCGTAGCGATCACGCCGCCCTCATCCGCCGGCCCCGGTGGATCGGTGATTACCGTGGCCGGCGAGTTCTCCGCAGTGCCGAGCACGAACAGCGCCTGGGCATATGGTCAAAGCGCCGGCGCTCAGCCGGCAAAGCTCTTTCGCGTGGCCGGCATCAAACAGTCCGGCGATTTTGATCTGAGCATAACGGCAATGGAATACAGCGCCTCGATTTATACAGACGAGGTGCCTAATTATGGCGAGGTGGTGGGCGTGCCTGATTCATCGCCGGCAATCCTCAACCTCTCGCTTTCTGAGCAATACCAAAATGGGCTCCTCACCGGATCGCCAAACTCAGCGATCATTGCCGTGGGCTGGCAAAACGGAAACACCGCCGTAGGCGCTCAGGTAACCGTGCAGGCGCAGGGGGGTGTGGCTAACATCATCGGCAACATTCAAGGCCAGGGCTGCACATTTGTAGGCACCATCGGGACCACTTATACCGTCTCTTTGGTTGGATTTGATTGGCAGGGCAACCTGGTGGGCGCGGCTGTTGCCGCGTCTATCACGGTTGTGGCGTCGACGAACGCACCGGCAAACGTGATGAGCTTTATTGGCACCTTCAGCAGCGGCACGGACACCGTATTTACGTGGAACGCCGTCGGCGGTGCCGATCACTACGAAATACGCTGGGCCGCAAGCCTGGTGACCCCGTGGGCCAATGCGGCTGTGCTGTGGGATGGCACCGGCACCACGTGGACCGATACCGTGCTCCGCGGCGGCGTTTACATGATCGTTGCTGTTAGTTCCTTGGCCACCGGCTCTGTGCAGAGTCTCGTGCCCGCGATATGGTTGACACCGGCCGCCGCGAGTTCTGGCAGCGGCACCCCGCCAACCGCCAGTTTTGAGATTGTTGCGCCAACATGGAGCGGAAGTACGGGCACCATCAACGCGCCCACTGGCACTATTTTAAGCAGTTTGTCTGGCGCGATTGTTACCCTCGCGGCCGGTAATCTCACTCTTTCAGATACGCCTCCTCTACCGGGCACGCTTTACGCTTATTGCTACATCACCTCCGCCGGCGCGCTGGCGATGGATAGCAGTTATCTATCGCTCTATACCGCGCCTAACGCCCTGGCCGCGGCAGCGGTTAAGAGCGATGGGATCGCCGCCTTTGTTGTTTCGTGGGGTTTCTCGCCCAGCGGCTTTGCCGGCGGAGGCATGACGCAGATCGGGTAAATGGCGCTGTTTGCGCGGCTCGTAGCACGATCAATCTATGAGACCGCGCAAACTCCTCATTGCTCTTTTGTCTACGCTGGCCATAAGTGCCAGCGCGCAAACCGTTCTGCTGATTCAATCGAAGAGCACCGGGTCGGTAAACCCGCAGGCGACTTTCACGGGCCGATTTTGTATCTCGCCGGCCAATAACTCGGGTCAGTTGATCCCGTTCCAATACGGCGGTGGTGGCAACGGGGTGGCGGAGCAGGTTTGCTTTCCAATTGTAAGTGGGCAGTTGCCCTCGGGTATGACGGTGCCCGACACTTATCTCACGAATCCTCAAAATCTTTGCCTTTATACGACTTTTGTTGACCCCACAAGGCAGGGCCAATTTCAGGTGGTTGAAACGATCCCCTGCCTGCAGCCGGCAAGCTCCGGGCAGAGTTCGTGGTGTACCACGACGAGCGGCGTTACTACGTGCGACCTGGCCAAGTATGTGCCAACCAATGCGGCCCTTGTGGTGCAATCCATCGGGCCTCCGGGGCCGCAAGGGCCGGCCGGGCTGGGTAGCGCCACGGTTGCCATCGGCACCACTACCACGGGCGCGCCAGGCACGAGCGCCGCAGTTACAAACGTCGGCTCAAATATAGCGGCCGTGCTCAACTTCACGATTCCTCAAGGTGCCACCGGCGCAACCGGCCCAACGGGGCCTCAAGGCGCAACCGGCGCAACCGGCTCGGCCGGGGCAACCGGCGCAACCGGCCCCACGGGTCCAACAGGCCCTGCTGGCGCAACAGGTGCCACGGGCTCTCAGGGTCCTGCCGGTGCAACTGGCGCGACAGGCGCAACCGGTGCCGCTGGCACCAACGGCAACACTGTGTGGAACGGCGCGTCGACGCCTGGCTCTGGAACCGGCGTCAATGGCGACTTCTACCTCGACACCTCCAATGAATGCCTCTATGGCCCTAAAGCCTCGGGCGCTTGGCCGGGCTCATGCACTACGCTGGTAGGCCCCGCCGGCGCGACGGGCGCAACCGGTGCCACGGGCGCTGCTGGCGCAACCGGTGCAACTGGTGCCGCCGGCACCAACGGCAACACTGTATGGAACGGCGCGTCGACGCCCGGCTCTGGAACCGGCGTCAATGGTGACTTCTACATTGACACCGCGACCGATGTGATCTATGGACCGAAGGCGTCGGGCGCGTGGCCCGGCACCGGCACATCACTGGTAGGCCCCACAGGTGCCACCGGCCCGCAGGGACCTTCAGGCGGATCAACCAACTGGCGCGGCGCGTGGTCGGCATCGAATACCTATGCCATTTACGACGCCGTGGATGTGGCTGGCTCGTCTTATATTGCCATCGCCACGAGTACCAACCAGACGCCGCCCAATGCAAGCTATTGGGCGCTCTTGGCTCAGGCCGGCGCGACGGGTACAACAGGTGCCACCGGCGCTGCTGGCGCAACCGGTGCAACTGGTGCCGCTGGCACCAACGGCAATACTGTATGGAACGGCTCAACTACTCCTGGCAGCGGAACCGGCGTCAATGGTGACTTCTACTTGGATACAACCAGCGAGTGCCTTTACGGCCCCAAAGCATCCGGTGTATGGCCGGGCTCATGTACCACGCTGGTAGGCCCTACAGGTGCGACGGGCGCAACCGGTGCCACGGGCGCTGCTGGCGCAACCGGTGCAACTGGTGCCGCTGGCACCAACGGCAACACCGTGTGGAATGGTGCCAGCACTCCTGGCAGCGCAACCGGCGTCAATGGTGACTTCTACATTGACACCGCAACCAATGTTATCTATGGACCGAAGGCGTCGGGCGCGTGGCCCGGCAGCGGTACATCGTTGGTAGGGCCAACCGGAGCCACGGGTGCCACCGGCGCGACGGGTGCCACAGGCGCGGCCGGCAGCAATGGTGCCGCTGGCACCAATGGCAACACCGTCTGGAACGGATCGGGCGCGCCTGGCAGCGGCACGGGCGTCAATGGCGACTTCTACCTCAACACCGCCAACTCGTGCCTCTATGGCCCCAAAGCCTCTGGCGCATGGCCGGGTAGCTGCACATCGCTGATAGGCGCGTCGGGCGCGACGGGTGCCACCGGTGCCGCTGGCACCAACGGAAACACCGTCTGGAACGGATCGGGCGCACCTGGCAGTGGCACGGGTGTCAATGGTGATTTCTACCTTAACACCGCCAACTCGTGCCTCTATGGCCCCAAAGCCTCTGGCGCATGGCCAGGCAGTTGCACATCGCTGATCGGTGCCACCGGCGCAACCGGCTCTACAGGCGCAACCGGTGCCACGGGTCCGACAGGGCCCACCGGCCCAACAGGTCCAACCGGCCCGGCCGGCGCTGGCGGCGGTGTGATTTCCGCATCGTTTTCAAGCGGTGCCGCGACCTATGGAAGTGTTTCGGCAGCCACAGTAATCA